GGTAGAAGTACCAATTTATTCAGCAGTTAGTGCGGCGGCAGTTGCAGAAGCAACTGATTTATCAAATACTGCAATTAACCCTACATCAGTTACGATAACTGCAAGCGAAGTTGGAATTATGACAACTTTAACTGATCTTGGTAGAAATTCAGCACCAAGAAATGTTGCAGCAGATATTGGAAGATTGTTTGGAGAAGCAGTAGCAAAAAAACAAGACACAGATTTAACTGCATTGTTTGATGGTTTTTCAACAGCAGTTGGAGATGGAACAGCGGCAATTTCTGCGGCTGGAGTATTTAATGCGGCATCTACTTTAAGAGCAAATGCATTAAACTTAAATGATTGTGCAGTAGTATTACACCCTAAGATTGCTTACGATTTAAAAGCAAACTTAACTAATACTTTTGCAAATCCAAATGCTGGTGATCTACAGAACGAAGCTATGAGAAGTGGTTTTGTTGGAAGTCTTGCTGGTTTAAGAGTATTTGAAACTTCAAATATGTCTAACACAGGAAATGCTGGAGATTACAAAGGTGCGGCTATGCATAGAGACGCTTTAGCTTTAGCAGAAATGCAAGGTCTAAAAATCGAAACTCAAAGAGACGCATCATTAAGAGCAGATGAGATTGTTGCAACTGCGGTATACGGTGTTGGAGAAATCCATGATTCGTATGGTGTAGAAATGCACTTTGATTCATCAATCCAATAATAGGATACTTTATAGGGGTGGGAAACTGCCCCTATATTAACTAGGAGATTTTATGAAAATAGTACAAGCAGATTCAAAATTAGTTACACTTGTTAAAGGTAATAAAAAAATTCAACGACCATATATTGATTATAAAACAAATCAGAAAATGTGGGAATTTAGGGGTTACAAACTTGAAGAAAATGAAGTAAAAGATAAAAAGGTTGTAGAACTCAAACCAAAGAGGAAAAAGAGAAAAAATGTACGAATTAATTTGGAGAAAGATTAGAAAAAGTTGGAAATGGGTTTATAGAAAGACTTGGAATAATCTATTGTTTATAGCACCTATAATTACCATAATTCTTTTTTTAATTTATTGGAGTCAGAATGGCTAATTATACAGGAGCAGATGTCATAACTGCTGGAGATGTCACAAAGTATCAACCAGATGCTTTTAGCTTTGGTATAGCTTCAACTGATACAGAAGCAGTTAATTTCTTTGCACAAACTACTAATGATATTTTAAGAGCATTAAGAGTAGAATGGTGGCCTGTATACAAACAAAATATATTTACAGATATTACAGTTTTAAATACTGCTGAAATGGTTAATACAAAAGTAAATTTAGATCAGTTTGAAAGAGCAGGAGTTTATCTATTTATAGGAAGATTTTTAGCACCAGCTTTATCTAAGTTTAGACCAGAAGCAGATAAAGATAGATTTGAAAGAATGGGCGAATATTACATGTCTGAGTATAACAAAGAATGGCAAGCAATTCTTGAAGATGGTGTAGAGTACGATACAGATGCAGATGGAACAATAGTTACAAATGAAAGAGAACCTTTGCATGGCTTTAGAAGATTGACTAGGTAATGGCTTTAGATATTAAAATCACATCTAATGTAAAAAAAGTTCAAGCTAGATATATTAAATTTTTAAATAAATTTCCATCTATAGTTAAAATGGGATTAGAACAAGCTGGAGTAAATCTTAAAACTGCTATTCTTGAAAGAACTGATAGAGGTCTAGATATGAATAGAAAACCATTTATAGGTTATTCTCCATCTTATGTAGCCTTAAAAGGTAAATCAAGAGTAGATTTACAAGACACTAATATGATGTTGCAATCTATAGACTCAAGAGTAGTATCAAAAAATAAAGCACAAGTTTATTTTAGAAGTGGTAGAGAAGCCATGAAAGCATTTTGGCATCAAACAGGACAGGGCAAACTACCTAAAAGAAAGTTTTTTGGATTTGATAAGAAACTTGAAAAAGTAATTCAAAGAAATTATGAAAATTTATTAAAACAACAAATCAGAAGATTAGGCATATGAGTGTAAGAGAAAATATAGCATCTAATATAGTTTCAACTATTTCTGGTATAACTTCTCCAGCTATTAAAAAAGTTTCTAGACAACCTTTTCCATTAGAAGAATTATCACAACAACAATATCCAGCAGTATTAGTACAAACAATAGAAGAAACTAAAGAAGATCAAGAATTAGGCTCAAGTGCTAAAACTAGATTATGTACTTTAGAGTTTGGAATAACAGGATATGTAAAAACTAATGAAGATAATATAGACACTGCTA